CCCCAATTCCCTTGCGCTTCGATATGGTCTTGAACCCATTCTTTGAAGCCGTCCGGAACGTCATTCACCTGGTTCTTGGCGGTTTGTTTCTGATATTCCTTGCCGTGCAATGCCGCTTTAAGGTCTGCAAGTTCGTTTTGGTCGAATGTTTCTTCATCCATCAAGATAGGAACACAAACACACATACATTGTGGATGCCAACCCGTGAACTTGAATGTCTTTGGGTAACGACCAACCAGGCGTTCACACAAATCACACTTGCACTTTGGTTCATGATTTGAACGGCGGATTTCGAATCCGACAACAAAGTCCAGGGTTTGCCATCGCGCCCAATCGCTTTCACGGTATGCCATATTGATTTCCGTTCTTGCCAGGCGTTGCGCGTTCTTCACGCTTGAACGATAAACGCCTTGCCCTGGATGGAACGCTTGCGCCGCCTTTGATAGTTGCAGATTGCCGCGTTTATCACGGACACGGCGGAAAAGGCGATTCGGGTCTTTCAAGTTCTGTTTGACATCACGCGCCAATTGTTGTGCGCTTCGACCCTCACCAAGACCAACGTCAAGGGCGGATTCCATTTGGATTTTGTATTGTCCAACCGTCCGCCAAACGCGTTGTGAAAGGTTCATCCCGTCAACCTTGCGCCCCTGGAACGTTGAAAGGGCATCAAGATTGCGGTCTTGCATCTTGCGCAATTGGTATTTCGGCAACTTTGACGTGTCAAAGATGGAATTGATGAAGCCGTCATTCTTCTTGCAAGCAAACAACCATTGATTGCGCGAACCTTGTTCGATGACCGCTTGCACCTTGGCGGCAAGTTGCTTTCCTACCTTTTGAACAAGCCCGTTCAATGCCGGGTAGTCAGCAAAGGTGAACGGAACGTCCGGATTGTACGTCCCTTTCGCCGCCGCGTTGGTCACTTCGACCGTTGCCCGGTTGAAAAGTTCATCGACCAGGGCGGCATATTGTTCGGTTGTCTGATAATGCGCCGTGTCGAAACCCTGGATTGAAAATCTTGTTGTCTTGTATCTCTTTGCCATCGTCAACGCTTTTTGGATTCGAAATAACTACACTTGCCGGGGTTCGTCATGCTTTCCCCCGGACTGATTCGCGCACAAACGGCGCAATACCATTCGCCGCAAGCAAGATTCCAATTCCTACATTCGCGGCATTTGCTTGTCATTGGCTTCATCTTATCTGTCTTTTGGTTCAAAAAATCTGCATTCCCTGGTCTGTTGCATCGTTGGCGGTGTCCATACGGCGGAACAATGCCAACACGCGCCGGAAATATGGTAATTGTTGCACTTCATACATTCATCATTTGGGTTCATCATCGGGGTTTCCTCTCTCAAAGTGTTCGCATGTGTCGTGACGCAAGAAACGCGCCCACTTGTGGAACGGACACCAACACATGAAAAATTCGCCGTTGACATCTTTTTCAATCCGGTTGCCGGAATGCTTGCAATCCTTGCACAAACCCGTTTCTTTGCCCGTTGTAGGCGTTTTCACGCGCCGGGGTGATACTTTCCTTGTCGCCATCATTCAAAGCCCTTGACGGTCACGAATTGCCCTTTTTGTAACCTGGTGAATGTTTCCTTGGTGACATGGCAAGGTGTCACGCGGCAAGAATCGGCGACAAACACAACCCATTGTTCGTGTACGGGCTTCCATGCCGCCGGGTGTGAAGCGTTGTTTTCCCGGATGATGTCTTGTTCCGTGACATGACGTTTGCCGACAACATATCCCGAAACGGGACGTTGCTCGCATGAAGCAAGCAACAATCCCATTAGGATAATGATTGAAATATATCGTTTCATCTTGTGTGGCATCATTTATTCTTCGTCATCGTCATCATCGCCCTTTCCGGACTTGCCGCCCTGGATTGGGTCGGTCACGGGTTCGCCGATGATGAATGAATTGTCCAACGATGATTGTTCTTTCAACTTCTCCATCGTCTTTGCCGTGTTCTTACTGATTCCCGCGCCCTCGATTGATTCTTCCTGGGAAATGACGGGCTTGTTGCCGTTGGCGGTCAACCAATAGTTCAATTCGTCAATCTCGCTTGTAAGCATGTACGGGGTGACTTCCGGTTCAATGTCCAGGTCATCGGCATCGGCTTCAAGTTTTTGGTTGAACATGGCAATGTAAGCCTTGACGATGTTCGTTCGGCGTTGCAGATAGTCATCGAAGATTTCCATCTTGTCTTGCACTTTCAGATGTGCATCCATGAACAACAACTTCAAGGCAAGACCGGAAATCGCGCCAAGACCCTTGACGGCATCGAACGAAATGTCCGGTGTCTGTGTGATGGTATAAATCAGTTTCAAAAGGGTTTCGATTTCCAACTTCACGGATTCCGGGGCTTGTTGCCAAGACACATATTGCATCGTTGCGCCATCCTCGCCCTCGATAACCGCGCCGGATTCGCCTTTCTTCGCCCAACCCTTGATTTCGCCCGTTGTGAAGATTTTCGGGCTTGCATGATAATCGTTGGTGTCTGCAAAGTTGGAAAGCAACTTTTCAAGGCGGTCAATCAGTTTGTCAACATCCGCCGTTTCGATTTCCGGCTGACAACCGAACACAACGGGAATCTTGTTGATTGCAACCTTTTTGGGATAGCCGTCAACGACATTGTAACCGTTTTCGCCGTTCACCCAAAGCCAATGTTCTTCGTCTGTCCATGTTTCAAAGTAGTCGGATTTCACCTTGTTCCCATCTTCCAGGGAAAAAGAACGGGAAAATGCAATCATGTCGCCCGTTTCATCGAAATACGGGTACAATGTATCGCCATTCTTGGGTGAAAGGACGGTGCAACGCAACTTGAACTTGGTCGGAAATCCGAATTTGGTGTGTGCCTTGGGCTTTTCGTATGCCGACCAAAGTTCGGCGCATTCCTTGTAACTGAAAATCGAACGCGCAACTTTGCGGTTCACGGACTTCTCCTTGGCATCGCGCATGATGCGGTCGAATGCTTTCTTGACAAGTTCCTGGTTTTCGTTGTCCGGGCTTGCAGAATATGCAACCGGATTGCCAAAGATGAACGACACGGCGCGTTTGATGATAAGTTTCTGCAAGGCAACGGCAACGCGGGCAACCTTTTCGGTTCGATATGCGCCGTTATCTTCGCCCGTGTCGATGATTTTCTTTGCCGAATCCGAATCTTGCATGTCATCATCCTTGTCAATCTTCACTTTCTTGTCCGGGCGCAAGATTGGGTCGTTGATGTCATGCAACTTGGGGTCAAGTGCCTTGTTTGCGGCTTCGACATCCGGCAATTCAATGTAACGATGTGACTTCAACTTGTGGATGAAGTCGTTTTGATTGGCGGCGGATTCCTGGTTCGCGCCGTCCACTTGTGGGAATAAATCTTTCAGTTTCATTTTTCTTTGGATTTTTATTGTTCATTTATCTGTTTACCTACCGAACAACCCGGCGACATCCGCCGAACCATTCTTCTTTCGTTTCTCAACCGTTCCGGTCAATGCGTCCGGCGCGTCATCATGTTCGTTGTTGCCAACTTTCATGTACGATGTTATTGCCTGGTAGAATGCCGGGAACAAGATGTTCCATCCCTGGGGCATGAAGCAAATGTTCTGAACGTCCGCCGAATTTTGGAAGATGCGTTGTTGCTTGTTGTCCTTTTGATGGAATGCCGTGAACTTGGTCTTGTAGTTGCCAAGGATGCGGCATTCTTTTTCAACCGCGTTCTTGAACAAACGACCGCCGTTGTTGGCTTCGATGATACATTGTGTAACGCCGTGTTTGGTCAACATCTTCGCAAGGGTTGGTTGCGTGTACTCGACCGGGCGTTGTGTATAGAGAACATCCACGATGAAGTTGCCGATTTCGGTTTCATCATAGATGATTGCGCAAAGGTAGTCCGAACCCGTGTCCGCAACGTCAACGTAACACTTCCGGACACAACGCTTCGTTGCCGGGCGGATTGCATATTCGCTGAATCCGGCTTCATACATCAATCCTTGCAATGGTTTCGGGTTCTGCATGTACTGCGTATCGAAAACGAACGGGTTCTTCTTGCGCATGTCGTGCAATTCCTGGATGGTGTGCTTGAACTCCCAAAGGGCGTGTTCCTCTCCCTTTTCGTCATACCAAAGACAAGGCAACGAAAGAACCGTCCATTCGCCGGGTTCTTGTGTCATAAGGAATCCGCAAAGGTCTTGTTCGTGCAAACGCTGCATGATGATGACAATCGGGGTGTTCCTGGAATTGACGCGGTTCTTGATGGTTGTGTCGAACTTGTTGTTGACCTTGTTACGAACCAGGGCGGAAAGCGCGTCATCCGGCTTGATTGGGTCATCAATGATGATTGCGCCGCCAAAGTCCGTGCATCCGACTTCCGGCATAAATTCGTCAAGTGCTTCGTTCAAGTCCTTGTCGGATTCGGCGTTCTTGACTTCATCGACAAGACCCGCGCCGAATCCCGTCACTTGTCCGGCGGATGAAACGGCATAAAGTCCGCCGCCTTGCCTGGTGAACCATTTCTTCGTGTTCGGGGATGTTGGCTTGGCATCGAAAAGGCGTTGAAATTCCGGGTCACGCATGATTTCTTGAACGCCGCGTGAATTGTCCCTTGCCAGGTCATCGGAATATGAAAGATGAATGAACTTTGCCTTTGGATTCAAGGCAAGTCCGTTCGCAATGAAGTTCTTGACCGCTTGTTCTGTCTTTCCGTAACGGGGTGCAATGTTGATGATAAGTTTCTTCGTTTCCCCGGTATAGACTTTATTCAACGCGTCCGCAATCATACGATGGTGTTGTCCGACAACGAACTTCCGGTGATACCTGGATTTGAAGAAATACCGGGTGAAGTTCAAGGAATCGGACAAAAGCCAAGTTTTCAATATGTCGATGTCACGGACTGCGTTCATTTACACTTCATCTTCAAGTTGTTTCATAAACTCCTTTGCTTCTTTCTTGGTCAAGATGCGGGCGGGTTTGACAAGCGGTTCGCCGTTTGCACCCGTCAATTCCGCATTTTGGCGGTTCTTCCAATGGTCGGGGTCGCCGTTGGTCAACACGAAGATGATTGCGCCCGTGTCCGGTGCAATATGCTTCGTTGTGGTGATTTGTTCCTTGATTTTGGGGATTGGTGTCTTGCCGTCCGCTTCCATCTTGCCGGATGGAACGGTTGTCACCTTGGTTTCCTGGACATCATATCCCTTGACCTTTTTCAACAAAGACTTCTTGGCTTCAAGAACAAACGTTTCCATTCGTTCATTGACGGCATCTTCAAGGTCTTTGGCAAACTCCGGATGTTGTTCTTTCCAATCATAGAACGCTTGTCGTGATATACCGACCTTGCGGCATATTTCGCCGATTGTGAACGTGTCCGTTTTCACGAACTCCACAATCTTTGCGGCAATTTTCTTGTTGAATTTTCCCATTTTTCTTTGTTGTCAAGTTTGTACACATGCAATGCAATTGCATCACTCTTTCAATTCACACTTGAACCCCCGGTCTTGCAGTTCCGAAAACAACAATGACAACTTCGTGACATCGCCGCATTCGACAATAAGGCGGGTTGAAATGACTTTCTTTCCCTGGGGTTCTTCCTTTTCGGGTTCTTCACCCGTGTCAACGGGGATTCCCCACTTTGGCGGGTCGATATTGAACTTTTCCGCCGCTTTCATTACAAGGTTGGTGTTCCATTTGAGGTTCGCCGCCCCGGTTGCGTTGTCTGCCATTGCCATTTCACGCCCTTGGGCGGTGTCCAGGTCAATGTCCGTTCGCTTGACGGCAACAATCTTCTTGCCGTCCGATTCAACGATGATGACATCTTCAAGACCAACGTTCGCGGAATTTTCAATTGTCTTGTTTCCGGCAATGATTCGGTTGTTCTTGTCAAGCAAGATTGAACGACCCGCGCCGAACTTGCGCAATGAATCTTCAATCAGATGTTGCCCGAACTCCGTTCCCTCGTTGAAGTTCATGTCATCCGGAATCAGATGTTCGATTGTAGTTTCAATAATCTTTGTTGCCATTGTTTCAGAAAATTAGATGGTTGATGAATAAAGCGAAAGGGAATCCGGACAACGCGCCAAGGACGGTGAAGATGATGTCGTAAAGTTCAACCGTTCCGTGACCCTTTGAATCCCACCATTCTTTGATGAATGCGGCGACACTTCCGGCAAAGATGCCAAGAAGCGGGTTGAAGATACCGACAACCAGGGAAATGATGAATCCGGCAATGAAGTGTTTGCGTTTGTCCGGTTCTTGCCACATGGATTTGATACTTTTCACCATTCCGGCAATATCATCGCGGACATCCGACAACCACGCCTTGAATCTTTCCCACAAGGACGGTTCTTCAAAGACCTTTTCCGCCGCAAGGAAAACGGGCGGTTGTGTCTTTCCGGCGATAACGCCAAGCCAAATGTCTTGACCGAAAAGAATCTTGATGCGTTCCCACATGGTCGGTCGCCATTTGGAAATACATTGTTTGCCATCGTTCCAAACGTGAAGTGACCCGCATTCTTCATCGGTCATCGTTCCTGGACGTTGCAAACACTTTGTCGATTGTGCAAAGTCGATTGGTTTCATACTTTTGTCGTTTAAAAATTGCAATTTCAAATTGCAAAGATAAAGGGTGTGCCACAATAACACACCCTTTTTCCAAAAAAGTTATTCAAAAGTTATGCAAGTTTCACTTCCAAACCTTTGTCCGGATAGGCATTCCGGCATAGTTCCACGCAAGAAGTCCGGCATCCCTTGCGTCCTGGTTTTCCCGTCCGGTTATCCCGGTGAAATACGCAAGTTCTTCGTGTGTTATCTTACCATCCTTGCCGCGCCAAGATTTGCGCAACGGGGCTTGTGCAATAACTTCGATGCCGTAATGTTCGCACATTTCAATGATTTTGCGCCCGGTTTCGTGATTCGCGCCAACGTCCTTTGCAATCTTTTCGGCGGACTTGCCTTGTGCCTTGTGAAAACACGACTTGGCGTTCATCCATCCGGCTTCAACGATGACAATGACGTTCCGGTTGTTGTCGGCTTCGTCTTTCTTCCAGGCTTGCAGATTGTCAAGCAACACCGGGAATGACATGTTCGTCAATTCAAGTTTCCTTGTTGACATGTTCAAAATGCCGATTCCGGATTTCTCCTTGTCCGGGTCAATGCCGATGATGACATCATGTTTCTTCCTTGGTTCAATTATCATTGTCCTTGTACTTTAAGAAGTGTAACAATCTTGCCGCCTGGCGGATTTTCTTGAACACCTTGACCGTGTGCCACCAAAGCAACCCGCGAACCTGGACAACGTAACGTGTCACAAGACATGGTTCGTGATACGGGTTCAAGTAATCTTCCATCGAACGTTCGTTCATGTCGATTGTCACCTTTCGGATTCTGTAATCGTCTGCCATGATGCTTTCAGTTTAGAACGGGCGGTCATCGTTGGTTTCCTCTTTCTTCGTTCCGCACAACTGAATTTCAGACACGCGGACATCACATGTTGCACGGGTCACATGGTTGTTGTTGTCCTGGTATGTGCGCAACTTGCCATTTCCGCGAACGAACACTTGCTTTCCGGCTTTCAGATATTGCAGCAACCCGCCACCATCGCCGTTCAAGGTACAACCGAACCAGGTTGTTTCCTCTCGTTCGACACCCTGGTTGTCTTTCCACTTTTCCGAA